CAGACAAAGACGATGAGTGAGGTTAGTAGTGGTAAGCTCTTAAACATTCCTGATGAACCCAACAAAGATAACATTGATAATGTTTGTTGGAGAACAAGGGAAGGAGAGCTTATCCCAATCCGAATGTTAAAGGACGGCCATCTCAGGAACATTGCATTGTTCTTAATGGGGATGGGATATAATTATTGCGTAGCTAGTAAAGAGACTCGTATCTTATGGCTAGCCGTTCTCAGTTTTGAATGGGAACGTAGAATGGATTTGCGTACTAAAGAGAACGTTGCAAGGATAAGAGAACATCTTAATGACAAATCTGAAAACCGTCAACGTAGGATTGAATAAGTACTGCGGTCCAGCAGTATTATCAATCCTTACTGGCAAGTCTACAGATGAATGTGCAAGAGTCATTGGTAGTATTAATGGACAGTATAGCATAGCCGGTGTGCAGTTGAATCATTTGCTTCAAGCTGCAAATCGGTTAGGTTATGATTACTATCCAGTGATTCCAGCTAACAGCTTATATGGAACCATCGTTCGTATAGTAATGGCTAACGAAGATGGAATGTATATCATCACAGTTCCAAATCACTTCGTAGTAATCGAAGTGAAAGATAAGCGTGCATTCTTCTGCGACAATCATACGAAAGAACCTATTCCGGCATCATCATCGGCTAGGCTTGGACAGAGTGTAGTAGGTGCTCACAGAGTAATTAAGAGAGCAGAGCCTCCGCCAAAGCCTGAGCCGGTATTGATTCGCAAAGAGTATACTGCTGGCATTAGCAACAACAGATTGTATGTTGATGTTAGCTATCTATACGAGGATGAATACGACAATCGGACAGAGCAAGTTGGATTCATTCAAGCACAGAGCGGGGCAGAACTGGAGGAAATCTTGCGCGTAATTAAGGAGAAGATTGATGAGTAAGAAAGTGAAGAAGAAGTACGTGAAGAAAGGTACTATCAAAATGTTTGATGGTATGCCAGTGGTTGATGCTACTGAGGATATTGAAATCAATATCACGGCAGCAGATGTAAGGAACTCAAAGAAGAAAGACCCCGGTGGTTGTGCCGCTGCTGTAGCTGGTAAGCGTGAATTGCATACTCCGGTCAAGGTATTCTTGAGCAGAGTGTATGTGAAGAACCCAAAGAAAGCAGAGTGGGTTCGATTCATCACACCGAGTTCTGTTGCAAGAGAGATTGTCTCATTCGATAGGTCTAGCTTGTTTGAGCCGGGAGAGTATAAGTTCAAGGCACCGGGTAAGACAGCACGGTTAGGATATGATACTCGTCGTCGTCCCAACAATGACCATGATAGGAAAAAGAAGAAGCCTCACGTTACAGCTAACGTGAGACTGTCTGCTAAGGGTTCCTATCAGAACGAAAGAGCTAAGTGAAGTTTGCGAACGTGATTCACATGGTTATGTTTCAACATACTATGGCGAATCAGCCGGCTCAGATTGTCCAGTATGTTAACCCATATTGGACAATCCGAGAAGGTGTAAAGATTCAGCCGTTTGAGATAGTAAAGAGAGAACTTAATACTAAACCGAAAAAGTTAGAAGATAAGATTAAGATGATGTTATCTGCTAGTGATATTGAAAGGTTGTTTAAGTGAGCAAAGTTAATATCGTAATGGATGCAAGTCAATATGATATGTTTCTATTGTGTCCACAAAGGTTCCACAATAGATACAATCTTAACCTACAGGCACCAGTTAAGAAGATGCAATTGGACCGTGGTACTGTAGTGCATGTAGGTGCTGAGACATACTATGAAGCATTGAAGAATGGTGCTAAGTATCAGGATGCTGTCGTAGCCGCTTTGAGCAAGATGAGAGAAGCTAGCGTATTCAGTGACCTTGAACCAGAGATGGTTGACCGCTGCTTAGATGTGATGGAAGAATACTTCGATTACTGGCGTGTAGCAGACCAGAGCTTGAACATCGTAGGTGTTGAACAGCCATTCATTTACAAGCTGTATGAGGATGATGAAGTACGTATTCATATGGCTGGTAAGATTGACTTGATTACTAGTGACAACAAGTATACAAACTTACCGACTGACCACAAGACTTATGACAGAAGCTTTGAACTTACGAGGATGAGTAATCAGTTTAAGAATTATACTCATGCTCTTAAGAGTAACTACTTAGTAGTAAACCGCATTGGTTTCCAAAAGACATTGAAGCCGCACGAGAAGTTTCTCAGGCCAATGCTTAGCTTTGACCCATTGGTATTTGAACAGTGGACGCACAATGTAGTGCTGAACATTATGCACTATCTACAGTGTGCAGCTACTAATGAATGGCCAATGAATGAAACGTCTTGTGATAAGTTCCATCGTAAGTGTGAGTACCTTGATGCCTGTGATGCTTCGGGTATCGAAGCTAAGATGTATAAGTTAAGCAGAGACTTTGTAACCGTAGAACCTTGGGACGTAAGCAAAGTGCTACGTAAGGCTACGGAGGTATTAGCAGATGCTCAGAAAGCTCCAGAGATTCAAAGTGAAGACGGTGTTAGTAGCTAGTGTTGATGTATTTCATGGTGAAATAATTGTTGGTACTGGTCTGTCATTTTGGGATGGCGAGAACTTACTAACAGATATTATAGGTTTGGATGGTAGCATATTGCCAACTGATTGGTATACCATTCATACTATCGGAGAGCCGCAACTAGCAATCTATTCGGAAACATTGCATTAAACTTTGGTGAACTATGACAGCGAAACACACTCATAAACTCAAGAGGCATATCTATCCTAAGACTAAAACGGCAGTATATTTCTGCACACTACCTGACTGTCACTTCAAGATTGAATGTGCAATGGCTCTAGGTAAGAAAGCTATCTGCAATCTTTGTGGTGATGAATTTATTATGACGGAGTATGATTGCAAACTACTCAGACCTCATTGCCTTAAGTGTGGCAAGATAAAGGTGGCTAGTTCAGATGGGAAAAACAGATATGTCCGGCGCGGAAGTATGCCTGTCATGGCTGCACTCGCTGAAGATACTACTGCTGATTTGCGGTCACGTCTTAGTAACGCCATTTCAAATACTGTGGACGAAGATATTTAGATGTCACCACGAGACAATGATTGTGATTGGTAAGAAAGGTCGTACACACTTAGAGTGTATTAAGTGTGGATGGGAAAGTGAAGGGTGGTACTGGTGATACGTAGAGATTTTCTTAAGATACTGTTAGCTACTACATCAGCGGCTACTATGGACTGGGAGAAGTTCCTGTGGTTGCCAGGTGAGAAGAAGATATTTATTCCTCCTGTAGAAATATTTGGGGAAGCTAACTATAATATTGCCATTCCATCTCTCTGGACTGTTGGTCGTAGCTGGTACGAAAGAAATCCAGATTTATGGAATGTTGATGAGAACAGTTTAACATATAGAATTATTGATAGAACTGAGGCAATTAAGAGAGGTATTCTCAAGAGAGGTCAAGGTCTTGAAGATATTGATACTTATATGAAACGGCAGATTGAACTCTCGAAGGAGAAGAAATGAACAAGCCATTGCTGAGTGACCAGGTACAGGAGTTCATTGATTGGTTAAAAGAAAGAACTGATTTTGGTGATTGGAATCCTAGACTTCAGGTTGAAGTTCACAAGAAGCTAATTGAATGTTTGATTAGTGTGCCAGCAGAGCAATGTAATGAGCGTTGGGCTGGTTATAATAGATGTATAAAGCCATTAGGGCATTCAGATGCACATATTACAAGCGGTGGATTTGATTGGATACCAGTTGAGCCACGAACAGCAGCAGGGAGTTTAGATTGAAAGCCAGTAGCATTAGTCTTGCAGGTCCAACGTCATTCTTATTCAAAGCCCCTTGGGGATTTGGTAAGACCATAGCCGCTGCTTCATTCGCATTAGGTGGACCAACGTATCTAGCTTATTGGGATAAGAAAGCACCGAGAGAACTGATAACCTTCTATCGTAAGCTAGGCGAGAAAGGTAAGAAGGTTCTCGACAATCTTGAGTTTGACGTATACGGTTCATCGAATGCCAATGACTATCTAAACAAGGTCATTGATATGAGAGGCAACTGTAGGTATACAGCATTCATTACTGACTCAGTGACCACGTTAACGGCTGGTGCTGTCAATTGGTCATTAGGTTTCAATGATAAGGGTAAAAGGGTTGAAAAGAAGACAGACAATCCTCAGCAGATTATTCCACAGTTTGATGAGTATAAAACTGAGACATCCTTTGTATCTCAGGCTCTTGACATTTGCAGAACGTTGCCTTGTCATGTCATTTGGACTGCACATCCATTGCCAGGTATTAAGATTGAAGGCTCTGGCAATTCAATGAAAGTATCTAAAGTAAATCCTATCGTTACCTACGGTAGCAAAGTAGCCGGTATCGTACCGGGTGAGTTCTCTGAAATCTACCAATTTACCAAGACAGCAGACTTCAGCTCTGGTTCTCAGAAGATTAGATACAAAGTATCTACTGAAGCTATTGGTGATGATTATGCCAAGTCAAGTTTAGGCTTGCCAATTGAGCTTGACATTACAGACCGTCTATTCTATGAGGTTTGGATTGAAGCTCTTGAGCAAGTCAATCAAGCTTTCACTGACAGCATGAACAAGGAGAAGAATGAAGTAGTAACTACACCAACTCAACCCAACGTATTTAATCCACAAACCTTACCAATCACAAACCAACCGACCAAAATCTGGGACAGCGAATTAGGAGCATACAAATGAGAGGCGTACTTACTCCGGACGACTTGAAGAAGGGCGACCTTGCAGAGAACGGCTGGCATCCAGCGCAAATCAGCGACTACGATGAGAAGGACGCTGATACTGATGGCAGCACCAACTGTAATTTCTACTTCAAGATTATTGATGGACCCAACAAGGGTGTAGTAGCACGTCGGTTGTTCAATGAGAAAGCCTTGGGATTTGGCAAGGCTCTGTTCGGTGTTCTCTTTGGACCGCCTGACCCAGTAAAGGGATATACTGCTGACCAGCTCAATACCGAGTCATTCAAGGCTCAGGTCGGTAAGAATCTCATGATTTATATCAAGCGTGGTAAGAGCAACAAGGGCAACGAATTCAACGACGTTGTTGACTTCAGGCCAATGGCGTAAATAGTTATGGGAGAATGGGTTGAAACGAGTTATCAGAAATGGACTTATTTCAACCCATCTCTATTTAATAGGTTAGAGCTTTACTTCGATATGAAGGAGTTGGTGAGAGTTATGAGTGAGAATGAATGGCCTGCAATTGCTGGACAAGGTAGCTATGGTGCCGACTCACCAAAGATGATTCATCAGCCAAGTCTAAAGCAGAGACTCGATATGGCTGTTAACGAGGCAGAGAAGAAACTTGCTGATGTGAAGCGTGCAAGAGAAATCTTTGACAAGAATCCTGACCTAGAGGAACTCTTGAACATCATGCAGCGCGGTAGGTTCTAAACGTTTGCGGCTTCTGAATCCTCAGACACTATGAAAAGATTAGGATAGACTCAACACAGTCCCGTGTGATTGAGGCTGGCTATAGTCCTAGTGGCCGCTCTTTCAAGGAGATTAGTATGATGGATTTGTGGATGTACTACGAGACAGATGGTGACTCTGGTTATTACAACATTAAGCTATTCAAATCCAAGAAGATAGCTGAAGATTATAAGCGTTCAAAGAATGATGCTTATGGTCAGCTAGATACAATTGGAGTTAATGATAACGAGCCGGAGTCACCTATTCAGGAATGGAAATGCCCTGAATGTATGGGACCAATGGCAGCCAGAGCTAATAGACAGACAGGTCAGAAGTTCTGGGGCTGTAAGAAGTATCCTGAATGCAAAGGTACTAGAGACAGTGAGGGCTTAAGCAGAGATGAACGTGAAGCATTAAAGAATAAGGATAAAGAACCTGTTGAACAAGACCCAATGTTTCGGTTTGAACGACGTAGATGAAAGCACCTCCTGTTAAATCAACATGGGTTGAGAGAGCTATTGAGATACATCAGTTTCATGTTCATCAACTAAAGAGTGAAGCTAGCTGGACGGTAGAGAAGACAGCAAAGGCTTTGAATAGAAGTATTGGAAGCGTTAGTCAAGACTTACTTATTGCACGCTGGCTCAAAACACACGATAAACAATTAAAGCGTTGTTCAAGCATGAGGGATGCTCTTGCGTTGATACGCATGAAGTGTCGTGAAATGCAATTGGAGGATATAGAATGATAGACGAATCCGGTTGGGCATTCGATGAGATAGTGTTAAAGACTGGAACAGTAATCTATGCCAATAGACGTATCCTTGGTATCTGTCCAGCCGGTAGGATGACTAGTGGTTCGCCTATCACTGGCGGCTATGATGACGTAGTTCATTTGAATGAGTATAGCGTGGATGATAGCGTCTACATTCCAAAGTATACGAAGTGTGAGCTATATGAGATTGCTGATATAGCCATTGCAAGATGGAATCAGTTCAAGCGAGATGTCGTTAACGGAGTTCATAAGACGAAACCAGATGCCATCACATCAAAAGAGAGTAGCTAAGAATTATGATAGTCTATGCAACAAGTGTTTGCTTAGACCAAATGAGGATTGGAATGATGAGGCTAGGTGGCCTAATCTCTGTGAAGTGTGTACTTGGATGAGACATCTAAGAGACAAAGTAATCAGCACGATTCCGGCTTCTATTGTTAGCAAGATGACTGAGGAAGAAAAGAAACAATGCCACGTTACGTAGGAGGCATTGGTCCATTAGAACCTAATCTAATGGCTATTGGTGAAGCACCAGGGGCGCAAGAGCACGAGACTGGTATTCCATTCTCAGGTCCAAGTGGTGAGATATTAAACGATTGCTTTCGTAAAGCCGGTATCAGCCGGAACGAAGTCTATATTACGAATGTATGCAAGTATCAACCACCGATGAATGACTTGAAGAAGCTTCATCTGATAGGGGTAGATATCAATGAGGAATCTCGTAAGCTATGGGAAGATGAAATTAAACCTCGTAGACCCAAATGCATATTGGCTATTGGCGATACTGCTCTTGAGCATACTACTGGATTTACTGGCATACTTAACTATCGTGGGTCTATTCTCACGGCTAAAGATGGTGTTACTAAAGTAGTTCCAACGTTACATCCAGCCGCTCTGTTTAATAGAGGAGACAAAGGTGGACTTGAATACACATATATCAAACTCATTGAAGCAGATATTGCAAGAGCAGTTGAAGAATCCCGAACAAGGGAGCTACACTTACCTAGTCGAGAACTCGATACTTGTCAAAATTCACTTGAAGCTTACAGATTCTTCGAGAAATATAAAAACCTTGACAAAGCATCTGTTGACATTGAGTCTATTAATTGCGTGCCTGTTTGTATCGGTTTCGCTTTCAACAAACACCACGCAATTAGTATTCCTTTGCTTCGCGCAGTTGGTAAGCATAAGCTTACTGATATGGGAGATTATGAACTGGATGAAATATGGAGACTAATTGATAGCCAGCTCAGACGGCTACGTCTTATTGGTCAAAACATCAAGTATGACGAATTCAAACTTAACCTCATTGGTTTTGAGTTACCACACGTATACAGCGACACACTCATCAAGACCAGAGTTATCTTCCCAGAACTACCGATTAAGAAGCTTAATGTCCAGAGTTCACTTTGGACACGAGAGCCGTATTACAAAGAGGAAGGCAAAGAGTTTAGACTTGGCAAACAGAAGATTGAGCAACTACTTAAGTATAATGCCAAAGACTGTGCCGTTACATTTGAAATTGATGAAGTACAGGAGCAAGACCTCATAGACCTGAGTGATGTTTATCATATCAATCTAGTTCCGTACTACTATGATTATATGATGAAGAAGCACAAGTTCTATTTGAAGATGGAGAACAATGGGTTCTTAGTTGACTTAGCACGTAAGAAGGAACTCAGTAAGAAGTATGGCGATATGGCTAAGGTTGTCCATGATAGACTGACAGCCGCTATTGGTTACGAAGTGAACGTAGCTAGTTATCCCCAAGTATTCCAATTGCTATATAAGGATATGAAATTTAAGGTAATGAAGCGTAATCCAACGTCTGAGGATACCATCGTAGCCTTACTGGGGAATCATGCCAAGACAAAAGAGAAGCAAACAATTCTCACTGACATCCTTGAAGAACGTAGAATCAGAACTCAAAAGTCCAGAAATATCAATTTCAGTCCAGATTATGATGGGAGATGCAAGACCTCTTACAATATCTCATCAACGGAGACTTGCAGAAGTTCTACTGGAATTCTTAAAAAACCAGTTAGACCGAAGAAAATTGGGCTTGCGTATCACACTATATCAAAGCACGGCCGGCTTGCGAAAGACATACGCAGTATGTTCATTCCCGACAAGGGAACTGTCTTTATCTCCGCTGACAGTAGCCAAGCTGAAGCAAGAGTTGTCGCTGTTCTCTCAGAAGACTGGGAACTCTTAGAGGCATTTGATAAGGTTGACATACATCGAAGAACAGCCGGTTTGATATTCAACTATGTAACTAGCATGATATTAACTACTGATGTTATACCAGTAGTGGATATACTAGATAAAGATGGACCTGAGCGATTCTGTGGAAAGAAGACTAGACATGCGGGCAATTACGACATGGGTAAGAATGAGTTCATGGTCAATTTCAATACTGATGCTCAGAAGTTTGATATCGCTATGTCTATTTCTGAATGGCGTGCTGGTAAGATGCTTGAGTTATTTCATCAAGCGTCGCCACGAATCAGGGGGAAATTCCATAAAGACATACAAGACTGTTTACAAAGTACGAGAGCAATTATTGACCCATTTGGTGGACTTAGAATTTTTAACGGGCGAATGGATGCGCAGCTTTTCAAAGAGGGGTATGCCAATATTCCGCAGAGGACGGTCGCGCATCTCGTACAGGGAGCTGCATTAAAGATTGACGATGAGCTGAATGGTGACGTTGAATGTATGTGGTTATCTGAAGACCATGACAGCTTGAAGATGCAGGTTCCAGCCGGTAATTGGGAACCCTATGCTAGACTTATGAAGAAGCATTTCGAGAAGGCAATTGACTTCAGAGGTTGTAGCTTGAAGCGTGATTATGATTTAACTATTCCATGTGAGATAGAGTTCAGTGATACAACATATGCAGACTTGCATAAGGTGAAACTATAATGCCAGCAATCAAGATGATAGAACATTTAGAGGAAATGAGATATAAGTATCTCAATGCTTATAATGATGGTCCATATGTTGATTTGAAAGAGATGAATAGGGATATGGTTACAATTATTTATGCGCTGCAAACTCTTATTGACCCGTTTAAGGATTTTCATATGGAGGTAAAATGAAAGAGATTGTTGACATCGTAGCCGCTACGACGACTAGCAAACCAGCACTCTGGCTTATTCTAGAGTGTGGTCACTGGTTGAAATGGGATGATGTAAACGACGTACCGGCTGTAGGTTCAGTGATTCGTTGTAACTGGGAGCATGGAGTTAAGGTAAAGTGAACAAAGGAAAGAAGTTAATATTCTGTAAAGAGTGTAATAGAAAACGATATTGTATAAAGGAAATATATAACTCTAAGTTTAGATTTACTTGTCCGAAAGGACATATTAGGGTTGACAATTCTAAAGTTGGCCAAATTGTTGCTTTAGAGATAGAACGTATATCATCAAAATTAAGTAGCCTTTTTGAAAGGGATGATATATTCTTTGGGGCATTGAAAAAATGAAATTCAAGCCTGGTGATAATGTTAGAATGTTATATGATGGAGTATATCATTATGGCGAAGTAACTGTCGTCAGCGCATATATGGGCGTTAAGGTTATGTTTAGTTATGATAATGATAGAGAACCTGCGTATTGGTATTACAAGCCAGAAGAACTGGAATTGATAACTGAGGATGATGTAAAAACATGATTTGCATAATTGCAGGCAACCACACTGAAGCAAAGAACTGGGCTTTTGGACAGCAACTAGAAGCTAATGAATGGTTCTATCCAGGAGATACACAAGACCTATATGGTCGTGAGAATTTCCATGTGATAGTAGTTGGCTCTAGTGGTCAGCTTCCAACATCCTATTTCGAGAAGGTATTCAATCTAGCTAAGCAGCGTGGAAGGATGAACAGGCGATGACCAATGATGAGATTGACATGGAGATTGTATCAACAGTCACCAAAGCAATAATCATTATCAGAGAGAAGTTCAATCTAACGTCAGACGAGACAAGTGAAATCATTGATGCTATCTATGACAAGCTCATTCAGTTTGGGACGTTGAGGCAAAATGCAAATAGAACTAACTAAGGAAGAACTCAACGTTATCATTATTGGCATGACAGCAAGCCAGTATCCCTTGTCCATGCAGAAAAGAGCTTTTGAACTAGTTATCAAGCTCAGAGATGTATTGCGTGAGCAAGAAACTTAGTTGGGTTGATTCATTAGTATCTGAATGTTCACATGTCGAAACGCCACAATCATGGCTTTGGTGGAGCTTCATAAGTTGCATTAGCGCAGCAGCCGGTAACAACTACAGCTTGAAGACTTTGAAAGGCGACTTGATATACAAACCGAATCTGTATATCATGCTACTCGGAGAGTCTGGTTTGGGCAAGGGATTCCCAATTAACCGTGCAGCACAGTTGGTGACAAATGCAGGAGTTACAAGGGTCATTAAAGGACGTAGTTCTATTCAAGCTATCGTCAAGGAGGGTGCAACAGCTAAGACTGTGGAAGGTAAGCCACCCATCAACGATAGCCGAATGTACATTGTTAATGGAGAGTTATCATCAGCTATTATCGCTGACCCCGATGCTTTGCAGATTCTAACGGATTTATTTGATGGAAATTATAATTCAGAGTGGGTCAACTTACTCAAAGGCGATGGTGCAGAGAAGCTCAAGAAGCCTTATATTACAGCATTATTCGGAAGCAGTCCTGCTCACTTTTACGATTCTATTCCACAAGCCAATATTGAGGGCGGGTATATCGGTCGCAATCTTATTGTCTACGAGGAAAAGAGGTCGCAGAACGTGGACCTTTTGAGTGACGATTCTGATGATAATAAGTCGGACGCTGATAAGTTTGATGAATACATATCTCCAAAGTATATCCCACACCTGAATAAGATATCATCGTTGAAGGGACAGCTAGTTCCTACATCAGATGCTAGAGAGTTATTCAATTCGTGGAGACGCAAGTGGCGTGGTAATCAGACATACGACAAGACAGGTTTCCTGAATAGAGTTCCAGACCACGTACTGAAAGTCTCTATGTGTTTGACGTTAGCTAACTTTGATTTTGACGGAGAGATAAGTCAGTTAGCAATGGAAGAATCAATTGAGAAAGTAACTAATCTAGTCTACAGTAGCAAGAGGACTGTTGAGGGTAGAGGACCAGACCCAATGGCAGCTAGTACCAAAGCGGTCATTGACTATCTGTTAGCGGCTGAGAATCAGGAGATGACTAGGAAACAACTGTTGTGGAGAGGCTATGGTATATTCAACAGCTATACCCTAGACCAAATCATAGATAACCTTATGGAGATGAGTTGGGTTAAAAGAACTAAGGTTGGTGTTGGAAGTAATATGGATTGGCTTGTTCACCTAGCCGGTGAGCCTCTTGATGGGTACAAGAGATACGTAGCCAATAAGGAGAAGAAATGACTTTGATTCTCAAGCCACCTCAATGCTATCACTGTGGTCAGCTTCTAGAGTGGGAGAATATAACTTGTCCGAGATGCAGTATGCTAACACCACATCTCGGAAATAACTGGAATAAACCTATTAACCTGCGAAAGTGGAGAGAACCCAACACGCAAGACCAGCACCAAGAAGGTTGTATTTTCCCGTCGGAACACCAAGAGCCACAAGCAGAAAGCACACAAAAGCCAGAACCAAAAGAATGAGCTTGTAAGGAGCGTTCATTGTCTCACCATACAGAGTGTTGCAGATGGCGCCATTGCCCTAAAGTAATCGTATGCGTTATTACAGTCTTGAACAGTTACTTCATGCCTAACCCACAGATAGGTTAGCAATTCATACATTATATAGAACCGCTTTCCTCTAGAACAGTCTTCAATAATATAGGGAGGATTCGGGTCATCTCCGGCTGGCTGGTCTGGTGGCCTGTTATATGGTCTAGTACAACGACCGACAATTTGCCATGTATTATCTGAATGGAGATTGAATGGGTCATATTCACTTAGTAATCCATCGTATGCATCAAGTGGGCCACCATTAGTCCAATCGTGTCCTGATTCTCCAACTGGTATCTTTCCAGTAGAATGCTCGATGAGGAGGTTTCCAGCAGGATATAGGTTCCTAAAATGATTACCAAA